CCGGGGTGACGCTTGGTCAGGAGTGTTTCGTGCAGGTTCTGAAGCCGATAAGTTGTACGGCATTACCCCTACGCCAGATGTTCTCTGGGAGTTAACTCCGTGGAGCTGGGCCATCGACTGGTTCTCGAATACAGGAGACGTTATTAATAACGCCTCCCAGTTCGCGATCCAGGGCCTGGTTATGCGATATGGTTACATCATGGAGGAAAAATCCGTGAAAATAACCAATCAGTTCGGGTCCAAGATTGTTTCACCTTTCTTGAACTCGGCTAGCATCCCACCGTCAACGATTGAACTTATATCGAAGACGAGGGCTGCTGCTAACCCCTTCGGATTTGGTCTAACTTGGGATGGATTGTCATCCACTCAAGTGGCCATAGCTGCTGCTCTTGGTATTACCAGGAGTTAGCTGCAGGATGTTCACTGCAACCATCAACGAACCCTTGTAAGGGTTCAGAACAGGAGCACTGCCTAATGGCATTGGCCGACCCACAGTCCATCAAAATCAGCGGTACTACGACATCACTTCCGAGAGTTTCCACTGGAAACTTTCAGAGTGTGTACGAGTCCGCAGATGGTCTGATCAAACTGTCACTTTCCACGACTGAGAAGTCGAGGAAGCGTCAGGTTGTCCGAGTCGATGTGAGTAAGATCACAACCGATCCATTCCTACCCGCGCAGAATGTGGAAGTTTCAATGTCCACATATTTGGTCTTTGATAGACCTCCTGCCGGATTCTCAAACGCTGACGCAAAAGCAGTCTACGATGGCTTCATTGAAGCCCTCCAGGCTAGCTCGAGCGTTGTCGTTACGAAACTCCTTGGGAGTGAGTCCTAACGGACCCCACCCCGAGGATTACGTTTCTTCTTTCAGTATACTGTTAAGGTATCTGATTGAAGAACGAGAGAGGAGAGAATCGGAAGTGAACCAACTAAACCAGAACCATAATACTATGATTCTGCTGTTGGTCATCCTAGTGATCGCAACTATTGCGGCACTGGGTGGTCTTACTCTGTTCACAGTTCTTATTTAAGAGAGCTGTGAGCCCGTGTGATTAGGCTAAGGAAACATACACCCCCTATTTAAAGGAGGAATGTTTGAAAAGCCTGATCGTGCTCTGGAAAAAGATAGCCGACGAGTCGGCTATCAGATGTCGCACTAGCGCCACCATCGACTGTAAAACAGTCGAAGGTCGGTACAAACACGAGGGGTTACCGTTTTTGACGATAACCCTACCTTCCTTTGGAAAAGACTTCCAAAAAAGTCTTGACCAAGGGATTGTAGATCGCAACATGTTCCAGGGTTTTTCCTGGCATGCAGGTCTCCCCCGATTTCTCGGAGGTTTCCTCGATCTGGTGTTTGACCGTGGTAGCGGTGTGCTTCTCGATGAGCCGGACATAGATGCAATTCTCGCTATTAGACAATTGACTTTGATCTATAGCAAGATTCTGCTTCCTTGCTCCCCTGTAAGGGAGCAGAAGGCTATGTCTGACTATTTCGAGTGTGATAAGGAGGTGGCTCTGCACGATGAGACGATGGAACCGGCCGACCTGGCCGATTTCAAGCGTATATCGCGCATTTTGTTTCGGAGTCTGTTCTCGGAACTGGATCGCAAGATCTGGAACCTGGAACTTATTCCGAAGCACGGACCTGGGGCGACTGCGGATAAATGCCGTGCTAACGGCAAGTACCGTAGCCGCACCTGGACCGACCGCCTTGAGAGATATTTCCCGTCAGGGGACTATCTCTTTCCGAATGCACGTTATGTGCATGAGGAGGCGGTCCACCACCTAGAACCCGGTTCAGAGATACCTGTTAAAGTTATCTCCGTTCCTAAGACGATGAAGACCCCACGTATTATTGCCATAGAGCCAACCTGTATGCAATATGCACAACAGGCCATGCTTGAGGCAATAAACGAGGGAATCAACAAGAGGTTTCTTGTTGATTTCATCGGAACCGAGGACCAGTCGCCTAACCAGCGTCTGGCTCGGAAGGGATCCCTTACAGGATCCTTGGCCACGCTCGATTTGAGCGAGGCTTCCGATAGGGTCTCCAATCAGTTGGTACGGCTCCTACTCGACGACTTCCCCCATTTGCTAGGGGCGGTCGAAGCTTGTAGGAGTCGAACAGCTGATGTACCTGGAATAGGTTTAAAACGCCTATCCAAGTTTGCGTCTATGGGTTCAGCTCTCTGTTTTCCCTTTGAGGCAATGGTATTTATTACCATTGTTCTCATCGGTATTGAGAGAGAGCTAAGCACACGCTTTACCAAGGAGCGGGATTTAACCCGATTCCTTGGCGAGGCCCGTGTCTATGGAGATGATATTATCGTCCCCACTGACACTGTGCATTCCGTTGTCCATGCTCTCGAGTCTTTTGGGGCTCGAGTAGGCATGGCCAAGTCTTTCTGGATCGGAAGATTCAGAGAGTCTTGCGGGAAGGAGTACTATGACGGATATGACGTTAGTATCGTCAAGGTCCGCAATGTATTTCCTACCACACGGAAGCACGCTACTGAGGTCATTTCTATGGTATCTCTTCGTAACCAGCTTTACAAGGCTGGATACTGGGAGACCGTGAAATGGCTTGACGCCCGCATCATTCGGTTAATTAAACATTTTCCGTTTGTTGCGGATACGTCCTCAGTGCTGGGTCGTACCTCTTTTCTGGGATATGAAACCCAGAAAATGTGCGAGCACTTGCATAGTCCTTTGGTTAAGGGCTATGTAGTGTCTTCTAGACTACCCAAGGATCCCTTGGATGGTCCAGATGCCTTGCTTAAGTGTTTCCTTAAACGCGGCAGACAGCCATCTGTCGACAGGAATCACCTAGAGCGTGCTGGACGCCCTCGGCGCGTCGACATCAAGCCGAGATGGGCCTCCCCGTTCTAATTTAGGACGGAGGTGAACCCGTGGCCGTTACCTGTACATGGTAGCGGAGGGAGAAATACCCTAGTGGGAGATTAGCTATTTGTGTGAGCTGTTCGCTTGCGCGAATAGCTTACCGAATGCTATCT